TCGATCCCTACGCACCAGTCCATATCAGCAAGCTCAAGCTGGGCGACGTGCTCCGCATCGCGATGCGCGCGGGCAGGCACCTTGAGCCTGTCGTCAACAAGAAGAAGCAGAATCAGCTCTTGGTGATGAAGACGAAACGAGAGGGCTGTCGAAAAGTCTCAGGACGTGCCGCCAAGGGTTTCTCGAGAACGGTGTTCTTTGGGTACCTCACGCTCAATGACAGTGTGAACGGAGAAATGCACCTCCAGGTCGAAGGCAGAGATCGCATCCGAAGGGATCACCTTTTGGCGACAGTCCGCTACAGTGACATCTTGTCGATCCGCAAATACGTCACTCCATCAGTACCACACAACACCTCCAAGGTTGGTGGCGGTCCCAGGGCGGAACGGCATCCGGGAGTGGAAGCCAAAGGCGTGAGAGATGCTCCAGGCTTCATGAAGCTCGTGAGGGTCTTTTACTGATGGACATGGCAGACACAGGCCCAAGTCTCGTCCTGACAGCTCACGAGCCCGTCTGGGTGCGTCTGCATGGTGCTCGCGGGCCGCTCATCGCCACGCTGAAGGCAGGCATCAGGCCCTACAACAGGCGCAGGTTCAACGAAGAGGTTGGACTCTGGGAATTCCACTGGGATTGGCTCCCACAGGTTGTGGCGTGGGCTCGTCGGGACTACGGACACGTGGATTGGGCAGATCTGCCAACGACGTGGCAGCTCAGAGCCGCAGGGGCACAGGTACCCAACACTGGAAGTCTGTTCGTAGCGGAAAAGTCCACCACAGGCACACCCTACGAAATTCTCTGTGTGACCGAGGAGGCCCCGATGGAGGTGGTTTCAGCAGCGTACAAGGCACTTGCTAGGATTCACCATCCAGATGTTGGTGGCGAGGCACAGAAGTTCCTCAAGCTCGCCGACGCATACAATCAGATTCGCAAAGAGCGATCCCTCGTCAATCCACAGCCTGTGGATAAACATGAGGATAAGACTTAGAAGGTGTGAATAAGCTGTGCAGTTTGGCTCCCAACTTCTTGCGCACAAAGGCAGAGTACGAATGTCCACCTAGTTTTCTTGACTCCGTGTGTGTGTCCGAGTAGTTTGGTTACCTCGTCACCGTTTGGTGTTTTCACCATAGTAATCAAGTATTTAGGGAGGCTGACCTTGATGGCAGCGTGCGTTGAAACCTTTGGAAGTCTGTTGGAGTCGCTACTTGGCGAGTTTTCCAAACGAAGGTGGAGCGGGCCATTTACCCAGCACGACGTTCAAGCACTGCTCGGAGTCAGTCACAATTGTCAGGGAGTGATCTCCCAAGGCATCACTGCTGGTCTTTTCAGACAAGCTCATGCAGGCTACCAACTTACTGCCACTGGCAGTGCGGAATTGAAGACGCTGAGGGCTGGTTGGGTCAAAGGTGACGAGAACCCTAAACACCTGGCCAGTCCTCGGCGTAGTCTTTCTGTTCTCACCCGAGCCATGGCTCCCGTCGATCCCGTTGAGGAATCCGGTGCAGACCATGATCTTTCTACGAATCTAGAAAGTTCAGATGCCACTCGAAGCACTGATTCTAGCTTTTCAGAAAGAACACTTCATGACGAACTTTCTAAGAACCTAGAAAGATCAAATCGAGGAGGCTCAGACCAACTTTCTAAGAATCTAGAAAGTTCCCAATTAACCGAAAATACGATTCTTTTTGAGTGTCCGATGGATGATTCTCAATTTCTAGAATCAGCATCTTCTTTCTCCCTTTTCGGTGCTGATTCTAGTTTTTCAGAAAGTCCGCGCGCGGTTTGTATTAAGAATCCCGAAGGGATTCGCAAATACCCTAATAGATCTAATATTGATTATTCTGATCATTCAATTGATCTGGATCATTTGGGTACAGATCGAAACATTCCCCGCGCGCGCCCGCGAAGCAAACTCGATACCACAATGGCTAAGGAGTCTCGTCGGGAAGACCGACTCGGAGATCTTCGAGAGAACGCACGCAAACTTGTCGGCAAGCGGTCACTCCACACACAGAGTCCGAACAATGCTCGCATGGTCGGCTTCGCTAGAGCGCTCGAGCGTGCTGTGTATCGGTACTATGGCATCTCAGCTGAGCGCAATCTCAAGAATAGTGGCTTCGTAAAGCCCGACCATTTCAAGCCCGAGCACAAGATGTACAAGCTCTACGTGAAGGCTGCACAGCTCGCTGAGGCTGCTGGTGCCGAGTACGTTGAGTTCATCAAGGCACAATTCTACTGGCTCGAGATCAAGAAATCCCGTGCTCCCAAGCTTTGGGAAATTGCAAGCCAGTACTCCACTGAGCGTTGGGAATCGTACCGGAAATGCGTTGCGTCTGGGCGCACCAGTATAGCGACTAACGTTGTCACTCGGGTCGTGCAGGCACCCGTCGCTGATCGCCATAGATTCGAGCGCTGTGATGGCATACTGAAGGCGCTCATGAGAAACTACGAAGTCACTGAAGTTGATGTCATTCGGGTGTTCGCGTTGCGAAATGATGACATCAGCTTTGACCAGGATTGGCTTGAGGCTCGTCCGGTCTATCAACAACTAAAAGCAGAGGGAGCGTTTGAAGAATGATTGAATCATGGCGTCGAGGGAATTTGGACGATGGTAACGGCAGTGAAGTACGCGATGCAGCGGGGAAGGTTGGTCGGGAACCAACACCAGCAGAGTCGCACGCTCATGTCATAGATTTTTTCACACAAGGTCATGACGATCCTTTCGACTCCGTGGAATGGGAAAACCGCGATGCTTCGATTGTGAATCCAACGACAGGTGAGAAGGTTTTCGAGGCGGACGATTTGGAGTTCCCGAAAACTTGGTCACAGAACTGTGTGTCACTCGTCGCCGAGAAATACTTCAGGCACGTCGAGCAGGACGACGGAACTCTTCTTAGGGAGACCTCCGTGCGGGAGATGATTTCTCGCGTTGCCAACACGATTGCCAACTGGGGAATCAAGCAGGACTACTTCCCGCACCACCCAGTCTCCAACGGCTCGACGCAGTGGAACGAGTCCGACCCCGCGAAGACCTTCCGCAATGAGCTTTGCTACATCCTCGTCAATCAGATGGCCGCGTTCAACTCGCCAGTCTGGTTCAACGTAGGCACCAAGCAAGGGCGCATGCGTGAGGAGCAATGCTCAGCATGCTTCATCAACTCGCTGGACGACACGATGGAGAGCATCCTCGGTCTCAGCATCACAGAAGGCAAACTTTACAAGGGCGGTAGCGGTTCCGGTGTGAACTACTCTGCCCTTCGGTCGTCTAGGGAGGGGCTTTCCAACGGTGGCTTTGCATCGGGACCAGTTCCCTTCATTGCCAAGGATGACTTCAACGCAGGTGCCATCAAGAGCGGAGGCGGTACACGTCGCGCAGCAAAGATGGCCATCCTCAACGCAGACCATGGAGACATCTTCGAGTTCGTAGGATGCAAGCAGCACAGCGAGAAGGCAGCACAAGCGCTGGTGGACGCAGGCTTCAGTGGTGACTTCCGCGAGCGCTGGGGAGCCTACTCGATGGTTCCTTTCCAGAACGCCAACCATTCCGTTCGGTGCACCGACAAGTTCATGGCTGCTGTGGAAAGCGATGGCACTTGGGACCTCATGGCTCGCGACGGCAAGACAGTGCTCGAGACCATCCAAGCTCGTGCGTTGTGGAGCGACATTTGCGAGTCTGCGCATTTCTGTGGTGATCCTGGTCTGCAATTCGATACGACCATCAACGACATGCACACCGCTCCTGCGAACGGTCGCATCAATGGAAGCAATCCGTGCAGCGAGTACATGTTCCTCGATGACACAGCTTGCAACCTCGCCAGCATCAACCTCATCAAGTTCCTGAAGCCAGACGGCAGCTTCGACATCAACGCATACACGCACACGATTGACGTGCTCATCACCGCGATGGACATCATCGTCGATGCAGCGAGCTACCCAACGAAGCAGATTGAGGAGAACAGCTCGAAGTACCGAACACTTGGTCTCGGCTACACCAACCTCGGTGGATTCCTCATGACTCAAGGCATTCCCTACGACAGTGATGAGGGACGTACACAAGCAGCTCTCTTGGCCTCTGTGCTTACTGGACGCGCCTACGCACGCAGTGCAGAGCTTGCTGATGTCAAAGGACCCTTTGACGGCTACCGTGCCAACGCGGGTGCCATGCTTGGTGTCGTGTCTCGTCACCGCAGTGCAGTGGACCGATCCCAGTACCAGAAGCCTACGAAGCTTGGTGACATGCTCAAGTGGTCCAAGCAGAACTGGGATCGCGCGCTGCACCTTGGTGAGTGTTCAGGCTATCGCAACGCACAGGCAAGCGTGCTCGCGCCCACAGGCACCATTAGCTTCATGATGGACTGTGAGACCACAGGCATCGAGCCAGAGCTTTCCTTGGCCAAGCGGAAGAAGCTTGTGGGTGGTGGCACCATCACCATCCTCAATACCTGTGTCGCGGCTGCGATGCGATCCCTTGGATACCCAGAGGACGAGATCGAGGAAGTGGCCAAGTACGTCATCGAGAACGGCTCCGTGGCACAAGCTCCCTACCTGAAGTCTCAGCATCAGGAAATCTTCACAACAAGCTTTGCCGATCCCGTTAGTGGGAAGTCGATGAGGCCCGAAGCGCATATCCAGATGATGGGTGCAGTGCAGCCATTCGTTTCTGGTGCCATCAGCAAGACCTGCAACATTCCCAACGACGCGACCAAGGAGGACATCTCAGAACTCTACCGACTCGCGTGGAAGTCTGGTCTCAAGGCAGTCGCACTCTATCGGGACGGCAGCAAGCGCACGCAGCCTATAGAGTCTCGTGACAAGAAAGAGGTTGAGAGCCAAGTTGCACCAGATCCCCTTGAGGTTCGACGCAAGTTGCCCAACGATTGTTTTGCGCACCGCCACAAGTTCGACATCGGCGGACACAAGGGCTACATCCATGTAGGAATATACCCAGACGGTAAACCTGGCGAGGTCTTCATCAAGATGGCCAAAGAGGGTTCAACAGTTGCTGGACTCATGGACACCATCGGTGTACTTACGAGTTTCTGCTTGCAGTACGGAGTGCCCCTCGACATGCTGGTGTCGAAGCTCTCGTACATGAACTTCGAGCCGCAGGGAATCACGTCGAACGCAGCTATACGATTTGCAAAATCACCAGTGGACTATTTGTTCCGATACTTGGGTGTTGAGTATTTGGGACAAGGTGGTGGTGAGGTGGAGGCAACACCTGAGACTTTGGAAATGGGAACTATGACTGAATCAAAACGAAGCGACCAAGGACTAACTTGCGCGCGATGCGGAAACCCAGCACAACGCGCTGGCTCATGCACTACGTGTTCAACTTGTGGCGCGACATCCGGCTGCGGATAGCAGCTCTTGCCGTTACTTGTTTGGTTACTTGTGGGGCCAGTGATAGCAGCCATCTGGTTGCTCCTGGCTCCACTTACGATTCCGTTGCGGATTTTGGGTGTGATATGAGTGGGAAAATAAATTTAACGGTGGGGGAAATGCAGGGTTGCTTGCGCCAGATCATGGAAGGTGATCACGCGCTTTCTGCTGAGCAACGTTACGCGCTCATGGGTGCGATTGAGACTATGGAGTTTCTGAAGCGACTCTCTCCTGGTTTGAAGAAAGCAGTGGAGAAACATCGCAATGCAGTTAATCCTGGCCCTACTAACCCTCCCACTACTTAACGTTTCATCTGGAAACGCTTCGACTTTTTATCCACAGGAACGACTGAACAATGGACTATTTGCTTGTGCTGGGCGCACACACCAATTGCCTCGTGAAACGATGCGGAACTGGAGTGATGAGACATGGCCTATCTGCGCAAGCAGAACAATTCCATGCGGCACGTGGGTCAGTGTTACCAACACGCGCACAGGTGAGGAGTCAGTATGCTTGATCGCAGACAGAGGTCCCTACGGTGCGCTAATGCCGGATGGAACCTGGGTACTCAAGCGCAGGAGAGATCCCGAAACGGCGGATGCAGAGTACCGAGGCATCTTGGATATGGGTCCAGCAGTTGCAGAGGCCATCGGGTCGGACGGTTGGGACCCAGTGACTTTGCGTTGGACGCGCGAGAAGAATATGACCTTTTGGGACCAGCTCTGGACCGCAGGATTGGATCACTGGTTTAGTTATGTCACAGGCCAAATTTCCATTCGACAGACAGTTCCAGATCGGCATTCTGAGTCTGTGCGTTCAGCGTTACGATTTCCTGCTCACCGCAGTGGAGATCATCAAGGACGAGTATTTCGAGGACCAGGTCCTCATCTGGTTCTTCCAAACAATCCGCAACCATTACCTACAGAACCAAGACCAGCCGACCCCGCACCCTGTTATTTCCAACGAACTGAAGAAAGCCACACGCGCGGGACGTATCAAGCCTAACCAGATCCAGGACTACTCAGCTGTCTTCAACCAACTTGGCGACCGTGTCAACTCACAGCACTATGTCGTCAACGAGATCGTTCGCTTCTGCCGAAGGCAGGCAGGTCGCAGAGCCTTCCTAGAGTGTGCTCCACGCATGGACACAGCTGATGACCAGGATTGGGACGAGATCATCGACCAAGTGGTCAACGCATCACAGGTCGGAACCAACTACCTAGACGTTGGAACACACTGGTACGCAGACGCAGCTGAGCGTGATCGACTCCGACGAGTTGGTGACGACAAGGAAGCACGCGGAGGTTGTGGCATCCCAATTGTAGACACCTGGCTCGGCGGCGGACTCAAGGATGGGCAGCTCGGTATCTTCATGGGCGGTACCGGTGGTGGTAAGTCAATCGCACTCCCTCAAGTAGGCAGGCACGCGATGACACTTGGGTACAGGGTTGCACACTACACGCTCGAGCTGAATGAGCGGGAAGTTGGTGCGCGCTACGACGCAGCGATGACACAGATCCCTTTCCAGGACCTGAAATCCTCCAGTCATATCTTCCGCAAGAAGATGGCCAAAATGGGACGTTACGACGGGAAGCTCGTGATCAAGGACTACCCAACAGGGTCAGCCAGCACCAACACAATCAAGAGCCACCTCAAGCAGCTCGAGAGCTTCGACTGGTACCCAGACGTGATCATCGTTGACTACGGGGATCTTCTGAAGCCACTCACGAAGTACGACAACGAGTATGCCGACTTGGGTGCCATCTTCCGTGACCTTCGAGGCATCGCAGGCGAGAATAATTGCCCCCTGTGGACAGCAACCCAAGTCAACCGTCCTGGTCTCGGTGCTGAGATTGTGGATGTTGAGCATATTTCAGATTCACTCAAGAAAGCCCAGATTGCCGACGTGATTGTTGCCTTGGCAGCAACGCCTGAGGAGCGTCAGAGAAGTCTGCTGAGACTGTACTTGGCTAAAAACCGCAATGGCCCAGCAAAGTGCCAAACGCGCATCTTCAGCGCTTTCGAGAAGATGGTGCTTTACACCCAGCTGAAGGGTGTCCCTCCAGAGTGTGGTGAGGACATCAGCCACCTACCCTCCGCAGCTACTGTGGCAGCAGCTGCAGGTCTGCCAGCGCAAGCAGCCGCGCCCCCAGCAGCAACAGCAGCTACTGTGGCTGCTACAGCCACACCCGTCACAGTCAGAAAGCAACGCAGGGCAGCGAAGACGACATGAGCGCCACCAACAGAGGCAGAGAACGCAACGAGCACGACTTCTACGAGACCCCAAAGTGGCTCACGGAGACCCTCGTGCCACACCTTCACGAGTACTTCCAAGACGACTCCGTGCAGGACTTTCGCATTCTCGAGCCTGCGTGTGGTGCTGGTGCCATCTCTCGCATCATCGCAGACAAGTTCCCCTGGGCTTCGGTCATTGGTACCGATCTGCAGGACGACCCTCCTGTGGACTTCCTGTTGGCGGAGCCAGACCCTGCGTATGACCTCATCATCACAAATCCACCGTACACAGTGGCGTGGGAGTTCATCCAGCAGGCGCTCAAGTGGCGCAAGAGTGAACGCTCCATCGTGGCCATGCTGCTTCGATTGAACTTTCTAGGATCTCGGAAAAGAGCTAAGTGGTTGAGAGCATACCCACCCCACACACTCATCACCCCACGAAGACCAACCTTTACTGCTGATGGCAAGACGGACGCCACAGAGTACGCATGGTTCCTGTGGCGCGAGCCTTTCAAAGAGTTCAGTGGCATCACCATGCTCGATACAGAGGACATGCCTTCGGAGCTGCAGGTCAAGCGTGCGTTTGCTAAGAAGTACAAGAAACGCCTCAAGAAGCTTGCACCCCACCTGGCACCTCATCGGGAAGCGTACAAAGTCTACCTTGCAGAGAAATACCGAAAGAAGCTCGTCATCGCACGCTGTCAATCGCGCCTGGAGAGCTTGGAAATTCTCAAAGCATTGGATCGCCGAGAGGCTGCTGGGACCAAATACAGATCTCGTCTCAAGGAGCTAATGAAGCAGCGTAAAAAGGAGGCTGTCATGGGCTACTGATACATTGACGACGATCTTCAGTATTGATAGTTTGCCAAACCGAAGACCTTCCTTCGGTGCACAAAGATTGGGACTTATTGTGATTCTCCACGACTTCATTTGCGAAACCTGCGACGTAAAATTTGAGATGCTTGTGCGCTCAGACGAGTTCCAAGTTGTCCACGACGAGTGCGGACAGACAGCGGAACGAATAATGAGTGGACCCTGGGTTGGGCGCATGAACAATCCAGAGACCCAACGCGCTGCTTTGGAGAAACGCTCCTATGACCACACAATCAAGGAGTCACGCTCTAACGCCGATGGCTTGGCTGCGAAGATGGGTGGCACCGCTCAGCCGCGCGCCCAGCAGACGTGGAACATACGGACACCAAAAAAAGCTAAGTAGTGGGTGCGCTTCCCAACATAGCAACACCTGCACAGAAGCGTCTGCTCACGTCTTCTGTGACGATGGTTGAACACCCAGTGCTCACGTCATCCGTGGCACAGAAGGTTGCACCATACTACGATGGTGTTCGCGGCGGGAAGTACTACTGCGTGCAGACCATGGACCAGTTCCATGCGTTCTATGACAAGCTCATCAAGCAGAAGCGTGTTGCAGTCGATACTGAGACCAGCGGTCTTGACTGGGTCTGCGCACACGCATGCGGTCTAGTATTCGGTTGGGGGCCTGCCCACAATTACTACCTGCCTATAGCTCACACGACCATGGAGCAACAGCTGCTCCTCAGTGACATACAAAAGCCACTAGCCGACTATCTTGGTCGTGCGGATGTCGCCAAGATTTTCTGGAATGCCAAGTTCGATCTTCACTTCTTGCGCAAAGCTGGCATCGAGGTAGCACCAGTTATTCACGATGGTGTGGTCATGTTTCACCTCCTAGACGAGAACTCCGAGAAGGCGCTCAAGAAGGTTGCAGAGAAGCCTGTGTACTTCGGTCCTGCGGCGTCAAAGTGGGAGACCACACTCACGGAGTGGCGTGTTGCTGAGTCGAAGCGTAGGCGCAAGGCATTCTCTGATCTGCTCATCGACACACTTGGCTCGGAGCGAGCAGAGTTGGAAGTGGAGTTTCACAAGGAGTATCCATTCCTCAAATTCAGTGGCCTCAAGAAGGCGCAGGTCACAGCCAAGCTGAAATCTTTCCTCAAGGAGAAGCTCAGTAATCACAAGTACGCCAAGAACAAGAAGGACGACATCACCTACGACAACGTCCCGCTCGACATCATGACGCCATATGCGTGTGCCGACGTACACTACACTTACGAGATTCACAACGAGCAAGTGAGTCGATTGGTGAAATCGCCTCCACTGCAAAGCCTCTATGTCAACGAGATGCATCTTGCAGACAGTCTGTTCGAGGTGGAGAGTCACGGCGTCAAGTGCGACATTCCCTACCTGAAGCGCCAGGTTCCGTTGTTTCGCAAGATGGTCAAGGTTGCTCAGGATGAGGTTTACAAGGAGGTCGGCTACGAGTTCAATCTAGGCTCCAACCAGCAGCTCATCGAGGCACTACAGAAATCAGGATGCAGGCTCTCGAAGCTCACCAAGGCAGGTAAGAAGGCCAAGCGTGAGATGGCACAGGCTATCAAAGAGGGTCGTGACGAAGACGCAGAGGAACTACAGAAGAAGATCAAATTCTCATGCGATGGTGACACCCTGGAGTACCTCGCAGCGCAGTACCCATTCGCCAGCAAGGTGGTGGAGTACAGGCAAGCACAGAAACTGCTCAACACCTACGTGCTCAAAATCATCGACATGGTGGACCACCGGCACTACCTGCACTCAACTTTCAATGCCAACGTTTCCACAGGCAGGATGTCGTCACGAGACCCGAACGTCCAGAACATCCCAGGACAAGACCTCACAATCCGTACAGCATTCACGCTGCCAGAAGAGATTGGCTTCGAGAACGTTAAGAAGGTCAACGACGAGTGGGTTTTCATGTTCTTTGACTACTCGCAGGTAGAGCTTCGGCTCACCGCACACTGGAGTCAGGACCCAACGTTGCTTGCGGCGTACCCGCGCATAGGCGTGGAGAAAGATGTCCACAGCATCACGTGCGCGGAAGCAGTCATGGGTATTTCCCTTGACGAGTTCATGGTTGTCTATGGTGACGAAAATCACCCACAGTACAAGGAATACAAGTGGTTCAGGAACATCGCCAAGCGCGTCAATTTCGGAATCATCTATGGAGCGGAAGCTCCAACCATCCAACGACAAGTATCAACCCCTGCACGCATCGTCACTGTGCAGGAGTGTGAGCTGTACATCCAACGGTACTTCCAGAAGTATCCAGGAGTTAAGAAGTGGATCGACGAGACCATCCTGATGCTTGGTAGAGACGGATACCTTATCAACAGCTTCGGACGATTCCGACGATTGCCTATCGCAATGAATGGCCAGGACTGGCAACGTGAGCGCGCAGGTCGTCAAGGAGTAAACTACCTCATCCAGGGCACTGCTGCAGACGTATTCAAGCACGCAGTTGTGCGTGTGAAGAAGCTACTCAAGGACCACAACGCGAAGACTAAGATGGTCAACTACGTGCACGATGAGATCCAATTTTACTGGCATCGTGACGAGTTTCATTTGCTTCAACTGGTGAAGGACGTGATGGAGGACTTCCCGCAATTCTCCATACCAATCAAAGTGGACATCGAGTACTCGAAGCGCGAATGGTCGGCAAAGCATGGATTGAGAGCGGCTGCATGATGGACGAGCCTAAAGTAAATACCGCACAACATGAGCAAGCGATTTCCGAAGGTGCAAAGGACATGGTCGGAGGACTTCTCGCCATCGCAACTGCTCAACTAAACTCAACGCTCAAGCGACTGTCAGACGCAGGTGATATTGATCCTATGCAGCTCGAGCGCTACATCCACAACGCCGACAAGCTCATCAACATGGCGGACGTTGCGTGGGAGCTAGGCGAGAAAGCATACTCCAAATCCAACCAACTGTATTTGGACCACAAGAAGGCAGACACACGATGAACCTACCCAAAATAGACATTTCAATTGATGGTGTGCATTACGATAACTCGTTCAACACAGACGTTTCCATCGACCGCACCAACCTTGATGAGGAGTTTTCCACACAGGCTGAGAAGTATGCTTTCTACGCATTCCTTGCAGCCAACGCGAAATCTTCTTATGAGCGTAACAAGTTTGCCTTGGAGCAGATCTACGCTGCCATCGACCATGAGAAGCGTACCGAAGCGGAGGGTATGAAAGCCGCCAACCCAAAGTTCAAGTACACCGAGAAGATGGTCGAGAGCGAGGTCATCACCGACAAGCGATACACCGCGAAGAAGCACGAGATGTTCGATGCCAGGCTTCTGGCAGATCAGCTCAGCGCAGCATCAGCAGCTATCGCTCAGCGCAAGGACATGCTAGTTCAGTTAGGGCTTGGTCATAGGACCACCAACGCACCTACTCGTGCTATGGAAGCACAACAGGAGTCCGTGCACACAATCATTCGTGAGAACAAGGCAGCGAAAGAAGAGGCTGCTGTGAATAATAACGGCGAAAAGCCAAAACAAAGGCGTAGATCGCGTTCGGTCTAGCACAGGAGAAAGAAAATGGGAGTTAATCTAGGTAAATACAAAGAGAAGAACGAGGAAGCCCAACGCGCTGCAGCTGCACGCGGTACGGGTGGATACAATTTCTGGTCACCAGACGATGGGACCAGCAATATTCGCCTCATGCCTCCGTGGTCTGATGGAGGTGAGGAGTTCGAGCGTGAAGTGTGGATGCACTGGAACGTGGGCAAAGGTGCAACGCAGATGACTTTTGTCTGTCCTGTGAAGACGCCCAACGTTGTCGGCAGCACGGGCGAGTGCCCAATCTGTAACCACGTCGCAAACCTTCGGGCAACGGATGACCCAGCCGATGAGGAAATCGCTGAGAAGATCCGCGCGAAGCCACGCTACTACACCAACATCATCGACAACGAGGACCCCGTCTTTGTGCAGGCTGATGTTGACAATTGGAAGACACGCCAGAAGGACAAGAGTACGCAGTGTCCATTCTCTGTAGGTGACACGAAGATTCAGGTCTTCAACTTCGGACCCATGATCTACGAGAAGCTGCTCAAGATGTTCAGCGAGCTTCAAATGGACCTCACCGACATGGTAGACGGATATGATGTCCTGATCACCAAGAGCGGCAAGGACATGGGCACCAAGTATGATGCGATGGTCAAGCCTCCAGCGAAGCCTGTCAAAATCATCGGCACACTGCGTTTGGCAGATCTTGACAATTTTGCGAAGCTCAAGACGCCTGAGGAGTTCCAGTCTGCGCTAACTGGCCAGCCTGTCGCAGGCGCAGCACTGCCACCAGCCGCATCGGCACCACCACCTGCAGCCGCAGCACTTCCACCTGCAGCCGCAGCACCTCCAGCTGTAAAGGCTGCACCTGAGCCTGCCATTGAGGTCGATGATCAAACTGATGGTGATGATGATGATGATGATGGTGTGGGGGAGGAGGAACCACCAGAGTGCTTCGAGGACGCAGACACGTTCGACACCACAGACGTGCAGTGTGTTGGTGGTAAGAGCGCTGATGATGGACAGGACTATGACCCTTGCCCATTCTACCAAGCGTGCGGCGTAGCTTGCGGGAAGCTCGAGGCTCCGAAGCCAAAAGCAAAGCGCAGACGAAAAGCCGCCAAGGTCGCAGCTCCAGCAGCACCACAAACTGAGGGCGATGCACTGGAAGCCGAGATGGCTGCATCACTGAAATAGGGGACTAGGCGTATGGCAACAGAAAAATCACGCAGACCTGCAAAGGCATCAGCCGCAGCGCCATCCGAGAAGGGTGACGTTGACAGCATGTTGACTAATTTGCAGGGGGACTTGAACAAGGCATTTGGTCAAGAATCTGCCATGCGCCTGGACGCTACTCAGACGTTGTCGAAAATACCTGGGTGGGTTTCCACTCGAAGCATGGTGGTGGATGCCGTGCTTCGGGGTGGACGCCCCATGGGCTCATCACTGATGCCCTTCGGTAGGCAGGTTGAAGTCTCAGGACCAGAGAACAGTGGTAAAACAACACTCTGTGCACAGGTCGCAGCAGAGGTTCAGAAGGAAGGTGGCATTGTAATCGTCACCGACACAGAAGAACGCATTGCGCACGACTACTGGCAATCATTGGGTGTGGACACGGGACGCATCATTCGACTCACGGCGACAAGCCTGCAAGAGGTCTTTGACAAGCAGTACCGTGCTTTGCAGTTCGCTCGCGACAAGTGTGGTGACCGCAAAGTGTTGCTCATCTGGGACTCCCTCGGAGGTACTTCAGGTGTGGGTATGGTTGATGAGAACTCCAAGCTGTCACCAATGGAGCAAGCTGAGAAGTTCGGTATGCGCTCCGCCAAGGTGATGAGCGACGGCATCACACTCATCAATGAGATCATCGCCAAGACGCATGCTTGCTACTTGTATACCAACCACGAGTACACCAAGATTGGTGTCACCTACGGGAGTACGCGAGAGACCAAGGGTGGTCGCAAGCCTAAATACTTCGCAACAGCACGACTGCAGCTAACACCGTGTGGTCTCATCAAAGAGGTGGACGCTAAGACAACACTCGAGCGCACCATTGGATCAAAGATCCGCGTCAAGACACTCAAGAACAACATGGCTGGTGTCTTGATGGATCTTGAAGGCGTGCTCATGGCGCACAAAGGTTTCGTCAACGAGTACACCGTGTTCGAGTACGGTGTGAAGACTGGCGTACTCAGTCGATCTGGGTCATGGACCACTTGGACCACTCCATCGGGTGAGGACATCAAATTCCAAGGCTACACTGGCTTTGAGGAGAAGGTTGTCACTCATGCTGAATACCCAACCTTGGAGCTAGCGGTGGCGACATTGTTGTAGTTGCGTAGACTTGGGACTAGGACTTTATGAAAATCATTCTCTTTTCAGACTTGCACGCGTATCCGTTCAAGCCTTACGCAACCATCCTCGAAAGCGGGATGAACAGCAGGCTTGCAGATGCCATCTCGTGTATCCATCAGGTGTTGCAGATTGCACGCGAGCAGGATGCAGACCTTGTGCTGTTTGGCGGAGACATGTTCCACGTCCGCAGGACCATCAACGTGATGGCATTCAACGCTGTCTATGAGGCCATGGCTGGTTTCTCCATGTACAAGATTCCCGTGGGCATGATCCACGGAAACCACGACCAGGCAGACCGAGCAGGAGACGACCACAGCATCCATGCGTTCCGAACATTCTGCACGGTAATCGACGACCCAGGTTGGCAGATGTTGACGGGGCGCAGTGGCAAGCCCTACGCAATCATGGGAGTACCCTACACGGAGAACATCGAGCACCTTCGGCATGTCCTGAAGGAGCCTTGCCCGGCAGCGAACAAGCATCGACTGTTCCTTGGGCATCTAGGTATCCAGGGCGCGCGCGTGGGCGCAGACTTCGTTTATACCAATCCACACGACGCGAGCATCGGAGACCTCACAGCGACAGAGTTCGACGCTGGCTACCTTGGGCACTACCACGAGCACCAACAGCTGGCACCAAACTTCCACTACATTGGGGCTCCGCTACAGCACACCTGGGGAGACCGAGACCAGTGGCGTGGTTGTCTCGTCTATGACACCGATACCGGGAGGCACAAGAAGATTGCACTCAAGGCTCCCAAGTTTCAGCAGTTGACTATTGAGGAGCTAAACAGTGGTGCACCAATCCTCACAACAGACAACTACGTGCGCATCGAAGATAGTCGCGTGTGGCCAGATGCTGAGCGTGAGGACATTCGCAAATCTTTGGAGGCACGTTCACTGGAGATTTTGAAACCAAAGAACGGCACAGAGTCCACTTCAGGAACCCGACTGCAGATGGGACCCTCTATGTCGTACATTGACATGATGCAAACCTTCGTCCGATCAGGTGTGCAACGTGCGGATGATCTTGACCCAGAATACCTCATCCAATTGGGTGCAGAGGTTCTGGAAGAGGTGGAGCAGTCATGAGATTCAAGAGCATCGAGATCCAGAATTTCCTGTCCTTCGGTCCCATGTCAAAGATGGACTTGAACAAGCGTGGGCTCGTAGCTGTCTTCGGGCAGAATCGTGACTCGGCAGCATCAGACTCCAACGGTGCAGGCAAGAGCACCATAATGGAGGCCATCGTCTGGGTTCTCTATGGTGCAACCATGCGTGGCTACAAAGGCGACGAAGTCATCAACCGACACGTGCCTACGGACCGTCCTTGCATTGTCGAGATTGAGATGGAGGACGCACAGAGCACCTACACCGTGACCAGGTGCAGGAGGCTCAAGGGCAAGAAGCCCAACGACATCATCCTGGCTATCAACGGCAAGGAGGTCACGCAGGGAGTCAACAGCGACACCCAAGCACTCATCAACACCATCATCGGGATGGACTTCAGCACCTTCACCCAGTCGGTCATGCTCTGCCACCAGGGCAGGAGCTTCTCCGAGATGAAGGACTCCGAGCAGAAGCAGGTGTTGGAGGAGATACTCCAGATTGACGAGCTGGCCAAGGCTCGCGCTGTGGTGCACCAGCGAGTGATTACTCGCCAGCAGTCCATGGCTGGCGTCTCCGCCAAGCTACAGGCCATTGCGAGCCGCAGGGAGCACGGTGGTGTCCAGCTGCACAAGCTCACCCAGCAAAGGAACCAGCACCGCACCATCATGCGCCAGCGCAAGCTCGATCTTCAGCAGCAGAAGGCCGCAGCGGAGGTGCGTATGGAGGACGTGTACCGAACCACGGGACTTGACGTGCTGCTCGAGCGCCAGAGGGATCTACAACTCAAGCAGGGGAAGCTTGAGAAGAAGCGAGCCAAGATCCAGCAAAAAGAAGTTGAAATCACTAAGAAATATGGCAATGAGCGCGCAGACATCGCCAATGAGCTAGGGCAATTGCAGGGGAGCTTCCAGACAATCAGCCCTGCAGTCAACGCCATGAGCACGCTCGCAGGCAAGACTTGCCCCACCTGCCATCGGGGTGTGGACCCAGACGAAGCCTCAGCGACCATCACAGCTCTGGAGGAACGCGGAGAGCAGCTCAGAGGCCGCATGAACGACCTGGACAAGAAGCGCCAGCGCGCGACCAACAAGGAGGCCAGCGAGATTCTGGTGGTCCAGGAGAGCCGCAAGACGCTCGATGAGGATTGGACTACACTGGGACACCAGGTCCAGGACACCACAACAGCCATACACAAGCGGCGCAACGAGCTTCGGACCATCATCGCGTTGGAGCAGACAGTCTTCAATCTCCGTGATGAGATCGACAGTCTGGACGACTCCGAGAACCCCTACAACGAACTTGTGGGTGAGGCTGAGACGGAGCTGAAGGACTTGGCCAAGCAAGGGAAAATCTTGGGCTACGAGCGGCAAGCACTTGACATAGAGCTTCGACATCTCAATTTCTGGGACCGTGGGTTCAGTAACGCTGGGCTCAAAAGCTACGTCATCGAGAACGTCATCCCCTACCTCAACCAGCGCGCGCAGCACTACGCAGACATCCTCACTGGTGGTGATCTTAAAATTGAATTCGCCACGCAGAAGGAACTCAAGAAGGGTGGAGTCAAAGAAGAGTTCCAAGTCAAGGTCATCAACCGTGCAGGTGCTGATGTATACAAGGGCAACTCTGATGGGGAACGCCAACGCATAGACCTAGCAGTTGGCTGGGCTCTCGGTGACCTTGCAGCCACGCGCGCCAAGAAGCCCATCCGGTTCAAAGGACTTGACGAACCATTCGTGAACCTCGACGCTTCAGGAGAAGACAGTGTCATCAAACTTCTCCATTCCGTGCTCAGTGAATACGAGACCATCGTGTGCATCACACACAACGATGGACTCAGTAACCAATTTCCGACTGCCATGACGGTGGTCAAGGAGAACAAAATATCAACAATGATTTGACTCTCTACCCATGAGGGAAGACGGTAGGTGCCCCTTCGTGTGTGTCTTTAAGTAGGCCGCGAGTTAGTGGGTGCAATGAGCGCCGTCGTGGATGGAATGCCCCTGACCGGAACAACCGAGAATCGTGGGCTTGGCAACTCATAAAGAACAGTGGGTAGAGAGTCTTTTTTTTTTAACTAGGAGAAAGTATGAGCAACGAAGCAAACGAAGAAGCACACAAGCAAATTCTGGCAGGCGCAGACCACGGTGACGCAATGCCCGAAGAAGTACTCAGTCAAGCATCCGAAGCTATGAAGGAGCGGTGGCTAGGCATCTTCATCGCACTCAACAACCATCAACGTTTCCGCAAGATGTTGGATTCCAACTACATCATACGTGACGTGGTGGACGACGAAGCGAAGACCATCGACACGCAAATCATCGAGAAGCCCGTCTCAGTTGGGCCTCCCCTCACAGGCAAGCAGCTCTGGAAGATGCGACAAGCTCTGCAGGCCAATGGTTGCGTTGACATTGACAAAGCTTTCAATGACGTGATGAAAGTCTTGGGACAAGAAGAGGCATCAAGCATCATCATGTCTTCGGACGTTGACTCAGCTCAAGCGAATATGAAGCGCAAGCTGGATGCCTAAGAACATCTCAGCTCCCGCGACCAAACGCCGACTCAGCAGGCAGGCGAAAGCCTTGAAAACTGTTGGGAAGGGTTTGGGCGTGCGCGTACTGGGTATAGACCCCGCGTTCCGTAACACGGGATGGGCGTGCATGGAGCTGTGTGAGCATGGCGAAGTTGTTAGGTCTGTTGGTCTCATACGCACGCAGAAGTCGGACAAGAAGCACAAGATTCTGGTGTCTGATGACAACCACCGCTGTTGTCGAGAGATCACGAAAGCACTCGTCGCTGCGATCAAGGCGTATGACCCTCACGTCATCTGTGCAGAGTCGATGGTCGGCTCACAGAACGCGAAGTCGGCAACCCAACTCGGGCTTGCTCAGGGCATCATTTCCACCATCGTGACCATGTTGGACATCCCGCTCATCCAGGCGACCCCGCAGGGAGTTAAGAAGGCACTCTGTGGTGTCAACAACGCATCGAAGCAGGACATCGCGGATGCAGTATCGAAGCTCTATCCTGTGGGTGGTCTCGTCGGTGATATAAAGCCACCAAGTGCCCGAGAACATGTCTATGATGCGATTGCTATTATCAAGACGTGCTTAGACAGCACTGAGATTCAGACTTTGCGGCGCATGCAGCGTCCGACTAGGAAACAAGATGACCAAGACTAAGACACCTGCCCCAAAGCCTGCACCGAAACCCCCCAGCGTTCCCAAGTGTGGATCGTGTGGGCAGAACATGTTGCGTTGTGCTTGCAAGGGCAACCGGCTCAACAAGTGAGATGCCTGATGTTGAGCGGATCTACGTCGCATGCGACGTGTCGAACCTATGGCATAGCTGCCGTCTCCAGTACGGCAAACGTGTTCGCATAGACTTTGATGTTTTGAGCAAGCTGGTGCCTTCGTTGTCAAAATCCGAAGTGCAGCAGAAGCTCGTTGCTTACTTGGTGTCGAATCCGAAGGACAACCACCACGTGTTGTCTCAAGCTCTGGTCGGCTACGGCTTCTGCATTCGCGAGCGGTTCTTGGCATACAACAAATACAACTCCATCAGGACGAACTGGGACGTTGGAATCACCATCGACGCGATACACAACCTCGATGAATACGATACGTTTGTGCTCATGAGTGGGGACGGTGACTTCAGTGAACTTCTGGAGTACCTGAAAGGGTACGGCAAGCGGACGGTTGTGATGGCTTTTGGCAAGACGACCTCCAACGATTTACGAAAAGCGGCAGACTCCGTCATTCCATTGCGCGAGTCCGTTACGCACAGATTGGACTAGAAACTATGTACGTGTGCTATTGCGACGGTTCTATAGAAGGTGGCAACCCTGGAGGTTGGGCAGTTGGTGGTTGGGTGCTCAAGGATGCAGTGAGTGGTGAAGTCATCGAGAAGGGCAATGTTGACCTTGGGCGTGGTGAGGACCGGACCAACAACATGGCCGAGTACGCAGCTGTGCTTGGTGTGTTCCGTTACTTGGTTGGGCGTGGGGAGACTCAGAAGGCCATCGAGATCAGGAGCGATAGCCAGCTCGTCATTAAGCAGCTCCGTGGCGAGTACAAATGCGCCAACAAAGTCCTGCTCGGGTTCCGTGACGAGATCCTTGGACTAGCGGAGGAGTTTCCAGAAGCTCTTTATGAGTGGGTTCCTCGTGCTGAGAACTCTGAAGCAGACGAACAATCAAGGTATCTGTATCGTGCGAATTCCGAAGATTGAAGCACCTACCCTGAGTGTGCCTGCACGCAAGATGCCTGCACGTGCTTGGGTTCGGTCTAGGCAAACAGGTTCAACTCTGCAAATAATCGATGGCGCTATGCCCGAAGCAGGGACTACTGGCACCTTCGATACCGTAGTGCTCGAGTACACACTCAACCTCTGTCCTGGGCTCGAGGAGATGCGTGCGACAGTTCGGGATGCGCTGAAACTCACAGTCAAAGGGGGAACTGTAGTCGCAATCTCTCGAGCGTGTGATTCAGGTTCTGAGCTGGCTGAGGCCATGGTGCGCATGGGCGTCGATCCTAACGAGCTGGGCGTCTCGAACTTGACCAACAAGGAAATCGCGTGCTTGCGACCGAAAGAGGCAGTCCTATTGGTGAGCCATGTTACATTGCGTCAAGCGGATCTTGATGACTACCCAGAATCAGCAGACGACAACAAGCAGAAGGCCCTAGAATTCGCGACTCGTGTCCGCCAATCAGCAGTTCCTCCCGACATCAGGGGGACATTCCCTGAGAGGTTCGTGACGAAGATTATTGATATAGGACTGGTATGGCATCACCGATAGAAGGCAGACGATTTGAGCACCTGTGGGAGCGTACCAAGGCTGAGATCCCTGGCGCACGCATAGTCAACAAGAAGAACTCTGCTTTCATGCAGACCATCTTCACAGTCCTCACCTTCCTGGTGAAGGTCTTCACCTTAGGCAGAGGGAAGGCTGATTGGTCGGGGTACACCACAACGATCTGGCGAACGATGTACGTTCCCGATGGTTTCTTCCATTGGCACGATGAAGACAAGTATCGACTGCTTCGGCATGAGCTAGTGCACCTCCGCCAATTCCGACGATGGCCACTGGCATTCCTGGAATCTGTGTGGCCAGTCAATGCAGTCATCATGAGCTTCTGCTACATCCTGGTGCTGCCTGTCATCCTCACGTTCCGTGCAAGGTTTGAGCGCGCGGGATACACGCAATCGATGCTCAGTTGGTTTGAGATCCACAAAGAGTTCACACCTCACTACCGCGCAGCCAAAGCCGACCAGATGGCAGCGACCTTCGGAGGCAGTGCTTACTTCTTTATGGGCACTAAGAATAAATCCAGGACATGGGCACACAAAACCATGGACAACATTGAGCTTGGCGACATCAGCAACGAGCACGACAATGTTGATGCTTGGCCCTACGTTGAATGAACACACCTAAGAAAAAGCGCAAGGCTGCAAAGCTTCCTGGGACACCAGCATCACCCAATAAGGCACCAGCTAGCCTCAAGGGAATTCAGCCCGTGGACCCAGCCAAAGCACTCTCCGCAGTGTCTCGGGACCAGCTATCGGACCTCATGCGTAGCGAGTTTGGGCTATGGGCTCAATACTCAGGACTAGAGGTTGACCAACGGAAGTTCACGTTCGACGACCACCGATACTTGCTAGATCTCTACAACGACAAGGCCAAGGAAATATCTTGGATGAAGTCTGCGCAGATGGGTGCAACCATTTACGAGGTTCTCAGGTTGCTGTGGTTCTGTCGCTACCACACCGTGAAAGCTGCACTGTTCTTCCCGACATCAGATGGTGTGACGAAGCTTGCCAAGGACCGTCTAAACCCCATCATTCAGTCCAACCCAGAGCTGGACATGGCTGTGGAGAAGAAGCTCGACGCACTCGGTCTCAAGCAGATCGACAACGTGCACGGCAAGAAGTCGTCACTCTACATGCTCTATCTTGGTGGACAGGCATCGAAAGACTCCGTGCCCCTCGATGTCATGGGCTTCGATGAGGTGCGCTTGTGTTCAACCGACGACATCGATCAAGCACAAGAGCGGGTGAGCCACAGCAAGTACAAATACAAAATGTACGTCTCGACTGCTGGGTATCCGAACCTGGACATCCACGAACGCTTCCTACGCGGGACGCAAAAGTACTGGCATGTCAAGTGTAACTGTCTCGACGGATTCATTCCGTCTGAGTGTTTTCCCGACTGCGTGATCGACACTGGCAAGGAAGTCTACCTCCGCTGCCCGAAGTGCAAGACGCGCATCCACGACCCACAGAACGGCTGCTACATCGAGCACAACCCTGGTGCTGACAATCCGAGCTACCATATCAGCCAGTTCATCTCGAAGTACATCAGCGTCAAGGAGATCTGGACCGCGTACATGACAACGCGGAACAAGAAGGAGTTCTATAACGCGAAGCTGGGCAAGCCCTACGTTGATGAGGAGAACATGCCCATCAACGATGACGTTCTCGAGAACTGCATCAACCCAGACCTCACGTGGCTTGTACACGCAGCTAATAAGGGCCGTCGAAACTGTGCGATGGGAATCGACCAGCATGGCGGAAACATCTTCGTGACCATCGCACGCAGGAACCCAAACACAGGGCGTCCACAGATTGTGCACCTCGAAGTGGTGGATTCGATGAACCCGCAATACTGGGAGGGAGGGAGACCTGTCACTCCCTTCAAGCGTGCCCACGAGTTGATGCGTGAGTACGACGTGGGTATGTGCGTCATTGATGCAATGCCAAACTACAACGAGGCTATGGAGCTTGGTCGCTCGTTCCCAGGGCGTGTGTTCATCGCTTGGTACGGTGGTGAGACCCAGAAGGATATGGTCCAGTGGATGGACCGGACCATCATGAAGGAGTCCATCAAAAGGGGATCTACAAAGCTCAAATACAAGTGGCAGGTGACGTTGAACCGTTACACCTCAATCGACTTCGCACTGTCCCAATTCGTTGAGGGTGACGTGGAGATGCCCCACCCAGATGCGCTCGTGCAGGTCGTGCGTGCAGAGTCCGGTCGGTTTGAAGCAGAGCCCATCTGTAGGACACTGTTTTGGCTCCACCTGAAGTCTATCGTCCGCCAACGCAAAGTCATCAATGAGGAAACAGGCAATTGGAAGATGGAGTGGGTCTATTTGGGTAGAGATCCGCACTTTGTTCATAGCTGGAACTACGCTAATATTGCCCTAGAGCGCTTGAAAAGACAGGCGATTATTCTGTTTTGAGCAACGGCAACAACATAGCTGCACCGACCAACAAGCCGCGTCGGCTCAGCAAGCAGGCTTTGGCCAAGACCAAGAAGAATGCTCAGCGCAGCATCTCCAAGGTCGAGGTCCGGGATCGCCGCTATGAGGTTCGCAAGCTTCGGCTCCAAGGAATGTCTCCCAGCGAGATTGCTACCAAAGTCGGAGTAGATCATTCAACCATCACCAAGGACCTCGCAGCCATCAGGGACGAACAAGCTGGCGAGGCTGTCAAGTATGACAAGGACCAGCACGTAGTCGAATCTGCAGAGCGACTGGACATGGTGGACCAGTGTGCGTGGCAGACTTATCTCGAGGCGAAGCCAGGCTCACAGACGCGCATCAAGGCCCTCGATCTGATTCGGCTCACACAGAATGATCGTACCAAGACCTTGGTAGACACTGGAGTGATCCAGAAAGAAACCCACAAGGTCGAAGTGATGCACACCCACCAACTTGAGTGGGACGACGATATGCGCGAGCGTGTAGCAAAAGCTTTGATTGATCAGAGCTTAACTACTAATCTACTGGAACCGACACGGGAGAAAGATGACAACATCATCGACGTGACTCCAGTGGAAACGGATGGGACTTTGGACTATGAAACTGAAAACGAAGAGACGTGAACCAGCACCACGGACCACCGGGAGCTGAAACAGTGTCACGCAGAGGTAGAGACTCAGGCTCTACACTCACTGCGAGTACTTGCGAGGTTGGGGCGAAAGTTCGCGTCACTGCTTCGACAGGTTTGATGGCAGGCCAAATCGGCACCATCGTCAAAGGTGAGGGTAGTGAGCACCCAACAATTCGCTTTAAGAGCGGACAGGAGTTGTCGTTCCCTTCACGCAAATTGCAACTCATGTCTGGTCCGCCAACCGACAAAGCCGAGTACGCAACAGGCAAGCGCGTCCAGGTGCATGAAGCTGAGGCGAAGTGGGTGGACCCGCACACAGGTGAAGAGAAGACAGCCAAGATCACGGACGACGACCCCATCGATAAGCCAAAGCGTCCTGCGATCAAGCGCAACGATGCAGACTGGAACTTTTGAGCAACCCGTCCTCAGATAACTTTCAAAAATCTTTGCGGGCGTTGGAGCGCATGTCCAAGGCTCAGCCTAAGGGTTTATCCGTAACAGGCAAAGTTGACCGGGGCAACAACCCGTACAAGCTGTGGCAGCAGGCGTGCGACATCTTCACCAGCCAATTCATCGAGACAGGCAAGCATTACGGAATTCCTCTGTACGCGCATATGCGAACGAGCCAGTACCAAGAGCTTTCCCACGCCATGCAGGCGCTCCAACATCCGATGGACCCATCGAACAAGGCTGGACATTTTGAGTACCGACTGCCCTGTGACACTTCACTGCGACTAATCGGACAAGATCACGTGTTGCCTATTCCTGGTTATCCTGAGCTACCAGACAACGCAGTAGCTATTTCAGACCCAACCGCGTATGGACTGATCTGCGTGTTTGACTTTGGCTTCTGCATTAGCGATGTTTGCGTGCATGAAAGCGCTGAGTCTATTCAGGGTTTCCTGATGCACAAGGGGTTGCGAGAGCACAAAGAGCAAGAGGGCCAATTGGGCAAGTTGTTTGGCCAACGTGCGAAGGATGCGGACTGGAATTTCTGAGATGACCAAGATTTTCAAATTATGCGTGCAGTGCGAGCACGATTTCTATATCTCTGAGAAGGATCAAGAATTCTTTTTGTCCCGAGAGCTAGAATTCCCAAAGCGTTGCTGGAGTTGTCGCCAGAAGAACCGCAAGGAGCGTGCAGAAGAGGCAGCAACTCAACCGGATAGACGAAGGGACCGAGTTCCTCCTCCCTTACCTGAAGCTTCCACACAGCAGACACCAAATGGTGGCCTTGTCGAGTTCTTCACTTCGACCGAAGACGACCACTGGGCAGACCACAACACTGATATTAAACCAACAAGTGTGCTTCGCACGAAGCGCAGACATCGTGGGGGAAACAACAAATGACAAAGAAACCCAAAGTAGTAGCTTTTCTTGCTCGTGCTGGCCACGGGAAGACCACAGCAGCTCGCCACCTAGTTACCCAGCACAATGCGCGCATTGTTAGTTTCGCAGGACCACTGAAGCGTCTTGCTAAGAGGTTGCTGCCCCTCACAGACGAGCAGCTATACGGTGCAACGGAAGCAAAGGAAGCTGTTGACCCTCGCTTCGGATTCAGTTCTGGGGAGTTCATGCAGCGTCTCGGAGAAGGTGCACGCCAAGAGATTCGCCAGCTGGTCTGGTACGACGGTGCGATCAATGAGATTCACCAACTGTTCAATGCGAGTGATGACAAGGACAACCTGGTATTCGTCATCGACGACATGCGGTACATCAACGAGGCGGAAGCCTTTTACAACGACGACACCATCAACTCTCGTGTCATCAAGTTGACCTGCCCAGACGCAGTGAGTAATCGAGACCCGAACCATCCCAGCGAAGCGCAAGTGGAATTGGTTCCGCCGAAGTTCATCGACCACACCATCATCAGTAAGAAGAGTACTGACAGCACCGACCTCAAGGAGAAGGTGGACGCGGTATTTGCGACACTCTTCCCGCCGACGCACAGCAAAGAGGAGCTGTTCAAGACACACAAGATCGACTGATGCCGAAGATACCCGCTGAGTCCGACAAGCTACAGCTCACTCTATGGCGCGCACCTGATGGGCACACGTTCATCGGGGACCAAGACGGTAGAGAGATCCAAGGTGTCATCAACGTGCAGATGTCTTGCAACATGCACCAAGGGAACCGGATCTCCCTTGAGTGCGTTGGTGGTGGTGGTGTTCGTGAGTTGCCTGCACGACGCAATGCTCCCAACATCGCAGCGCCAGCTAAGGATGTTCTGATTCAAGGACACAAGGCGGAGGAGATCACTCTCAGTGCTGATGACCGTCTCAAGCGTGTGATGGTTCTGAAGTGGCCGAAGGGCCAACCGCCCATTCACCATGAGGCATTGGCTGCGATGGAGAGGCAAGTGCGCCGCCAACTAGGTGAAAACACGTCATTAGTGTGCTTGCCAGAAGGTGCGGAATTGGACATCATCGAGCTTTCTAGTACAGAATCAGAATCACCGGGGAATCTGATACGCGCAGACGCAAAGTGGAACTTCTAATGGACCACAGGGAACTCGCAATACATAAGCTCAAGCTGTCGATGGTCAAAGACGTGGCTATCATCGTTGCGTGTGCGATTGCGGTCTTGTGGATGGTCAAGATCATATGAGCACAACCGCAATATTTGTTCCAGTCGTGGCTATCATCATCTTGGTGGTGGTTGCACTCTTGGCACTGTTTCAGGATCGCTTCCTGATGCTCAAGCAGTGGCAGCGTCTCGCGATAGCTATTCCAGTGACGCTCGCATGCTTCGTCGGTCTCTGGCTAGCCACACACAACTTACCAGACACAGAGCTTCGGGAACCTCACTGGAAGAAGTCGCCCATCACAGTGGCCTTTGAGCGGTTCGAGGAATCAGGCACCACTGCGGTGGAGTTACTCAATGGCCATATCGACTGCGACAGTGGTCCTGTGTTCAAGATCGTTGAAGACAACGCAGACATCACAATCAAAAACATCACAGAAATCCCATGCAACGACATCGATTACGTGGGACTCGATAGTGATGACTTCGGTGGCGCTTACTACTGCGGAGAGCGTGGCGAGATCCATATCAACTACCCAGGTGACACTTGGCAACAAGCCTTCATCATCTATCACGAACTGGGACACGAACTTGGTCTGCCAGATGGTCGCAGAGGTGCGATGGCGAAGCTGCCCAAGCTCGAGGTCAACCAGGCGACACCCATCATCCTGCTGTCCGACAAGGACCTCAAAGCAGTGAGAAAGAGGTTCTGTGCATCTCCACCAAAAGAGCCAACCGAATAGGTTTCCTATGTCAACGCCAAAGCCCCAACGGTTGCAGTTCTGGTTGGAGAACAACGACGAAGACGAGATGACTTGTTTCTTCTGTGACGGACCGAAGTGCGAGCAGCGTTTCATGCACAGGGCTGCAGGCGGCATGAAGATGGTAGGGGTTCACACCTCTTGTGCTGAGAAGCACGAGGAGCGCAGGCAGCAACGAGCTACGGAGCCCCAAGCATGACCCCATATACCTTCAGAGCGAAGCTGCACCACGTCTGGGACGGTGACACCATCTGGCTCACGATTGACCGTGGAGAAGGTTGGCAGAGCGTCGGCAAGTACAGGCTCTGGGGCGTCAATACTCCAGAGATTCGAGGCAGTGGCGTCACTGCGCTGGAGAAGGTGTACGCAGGCGAGGCTAAGGCATTCGTTGACGAGATGCTTCGGGACAAGACTTTGATCATATCCACGCACAAGGGGGACGGTAAATTTGATTGGATGGTTGAAATTTGGGTGGATGGCTACGCTGATCAAACGTCTCTTACGCAGTGCATTATCGATGCTGGGCACGGGGTCGAATACCTCGGAGGGACCAAAAAGACTTGGGCCAAGCGCAAAGAAATCCAGGACCAACAACGGGCAGTTTACGAAGCAGCCAACGCCTACGAACGAAGTGAAGACGATGAAGCCTGATCAAGTATTGAAAGCCGCCGATTACAACGCAGCTGAGTATGAGGAGGACGACTTCACACCAGAGATGATCGTGCGACTCGTGCAGCACTGGCAGCAGTCGCATGACCTAGTAGACGACGGACAGGCTGGTCCCATGACACAGAAGACCATCCAGTCAAGCATCGACGCGGAGTGGTCTAAGGCACCAAATCCAGCTGCGGCATATGACCAATGCGTGGATGGCAAGTGGCTCCCATGGGACGGTCCTGAGACCTCGCAGCCCAGGCTGGGCGAGCAGGTAGGTTACTTTGGTCAACCTGAGACCTCTCCAGGCTCCAACGTGATGAGCAAGACCTGGTATCGGGACAACATCATCGAGTGTCACCAGAAGCTTGGCAACAAGCTACCAGGCGCACCAGCCAACCAATGGATCAAGGTCCACAAGATGGTTGAGCCTTACCTACGTGAGGCACTTCGACGAGCAACGATCACTTGCCCTGGGTACGCCATCACGAAGCTTGGCAGCTACAACTTCCGCCATATGCAGAACAACCCGAGCAAGAGCCTCTCGATGCACTCGTTCGGGGTGGCCTTCGACATCAATCCACCAGCCAACAGCGGACAACACTACGCCAAGGGTAAAGCTCCCAAGGCGTACTCAGCGGAGTACATGAAGCGTTGGCCTAACGGTGTCCCAGCGGACTTCGTGCAGGCATTCGCTAGCTGTGGGTTCTCGTGGGGATCTGATTGGGATGAGGACGGACGCACAGAAGACCACACCTTCCTTGACCCGATGCACTTTGAGTGGGTAGCGCGCGATGGACACAAAGAAAAAGTCTAAGCGGCGCGCACCATTCAAGTTCGACACAGGCTCATTCAACTTCCCTCCGGTCCGCAGGCTTAGTGACATGACCGAGAGGGAAATCTGCGCCCTAGAGTGTGAGTATGGGTGCGTTGTTATACGACCCTCAAAAGTCAAGTCTCAGGACAAGAGTTGACTTCGCGCTCCCGATCAATGAAATTGGTGTTGGGGGGGTGTTTGGTGTTGGGGGTATTGCAGTTGAGACAGCAGAGCATTAACGATCTTCTTGGCGTAGCGTTGATCGTCATCGGCCTGGGCATGGTATATGCTGCAATGTAGGATTAGGTATGCCCGACATCTCCGTCATCCCAGTCACAACA